GGAGAATTTCTGAAGATAATGCCTTTTGCCAGAAACCGAAGTAACCGGCGCTCTTAGGGAGTCGAGCAGTTCAAACCACTGCCTTGGCAGCAGCAGTTCTACAAGACGGTACGAGACAGTATCGCTTGCGCTGCTAAGATCTATAGTAGCATGGCTACCCGTACGGCTCGCCCATTGGGCCGCGTACTTGTGGGTATCTTGTCCATGCCGAAGGTCATAGCCCCACCGTCTCTTAAGGAGATCCTTAAGGTGGGAACCAACCGCGAGTTGAAGGGTAATGTTGATGGATGACTCCATACAACACCCCCTATCCTTCAGACCGTCTTTAGGGACGGTAAAGAACAGGTTGCAGTCAGCTTTGACCGGTTCCGTTGCTGCGTGGAGTTTCCCCCACGCAGTCCGCTCCCACAAGGGGAGGAGATCACGGGAACGACCATAGTAGGTGGGAAGGCTGGACATCTTGTCCGGGATAGTTGTTAGCTTACCCCGATCAGACAGATTAGCTCCTTGAGAGAAGCGTGGAACAAGGTCCTCTGGTAGAGGCCCCAACAAGGTAGAGATATCTTTACGCATCGACAGGATTGTCCTGTATATACGCTCGTCTTCCTGTGTCTCGATTAAGAGGTCACTAGACGAGTATCTACGCAATCTGGCATTCGTAGCAGCACACTGGCGTTCGCGAAGCAGGAATTCCTGTTCTGCAGCCGCTCGCAGCTTGCTCTTATTCGCCGGAATACGCGCTTTTCTCAGTAGGTCAACGCACATAGCGTCGCGCCAATAGAGTTCAGCGTCCTCGTAATCTCCAGGGTTCAGTTTGACTGATTGGAGATCGTCCCACTCGCCACGCTTTGCCATCCCGGCAATACGGTGCGATATTTCACTATCCGCTGCGTCGCATAGTGCGCGCAGTACATGGTAGATGTTCTTATCCATGTTTTATCCCATCAAAGGAGTATTTTTCACACAACCAAGTTAATGGTCTACGACGTCACAAGAGACGTTATGTTAAGTCAATGGAAGCTGTTTTGTGAACAGTTCTTTGACACTCGAACTTGCAAGAAGGTTGGCAGCATATG